CTTTGAACTCCTCGACCGCGCTGCCGGCTGGAGCCCGGGAGCAATTGCAGCGAGTGCGGGAAGCGCGGGAGCTGGCGCGCCTGAACCTGAGGCGCCCCCCGACGCTGACGGTAAGCCAGTGGGCAGACGAAAAGCGCCGCCTAAGTCCTGAGGCATCCGCGGAGCCTGGCCGCTGGCGCACCTCGCGCGCCGAGTATCAGCGCGGGATCATGGACGCGGTGACCGATGACGCCACGAGCGATGTGGTCATCATGACCTCCGCCCAGGTCGGAAAATCCGAAGTCCTGCTGAATATCCTGGGCTATTTCATCGAGCACCAGCCGGCGCCGATGATGATGCTGCAGCCGACCTTGGATATGGCAGAGGCCTTCTCCAAGGACCGGGTCGCGCCGATGATCCGGGACACCCCTTCGCTGTCGGGCCTGATTGCCGATACGCGCAGCCGCGACAGCGGCAATACCCTGCTGCACAAGCAGTTCCGCGGCGGCCATATCACTTTGGCCGGTGCGAATTCGGCGGCGAGCCTAGCCAGTCGTCCTATTCGGGTGCTGCTGGCCGATGAGGTCGATCGCTACCCGGTGTCAGCGGGGACGGAGGGCGACCCGCTCGCCTTGGGCGAGAAGCGCACGCAGACCTTCTGGAACAGGAAGCGCATCAAGTGCTCGACCCCGACGGTCAAGGATTTGAGCCGCATCGAGGCAGCCTATAACGAGTCCGACCGGCGTCATTACCTGGTGCCGTGCCAGCACTGCGATGAACCTCAGGTGCTCAAATGGGCACAAGTTCGATGGCCTGAAAAGTGTCCCGATGAGGCTGCATATCACTGTGCGCATTGCGGTGCTCAGTGGACAGAAACCGAGCGTCATCGTGCGGTTCGGAACGGATTTTGGCAATCCTCAGCACCGTTTCGCGGCGTTGCGGGCTTTCACCTGAACGAGCTTTATTCGCCGTGGAGCACGCTTGCGAAGATCGCGAACGAGTTCCTGGCTGCCAAGCAGCACCCGGAGCGCCTGCGGACGTTCGTCAACACGACGCTTGGGGAAGTCTGGGAAGAATCCCGCGAGGCGAAGGATCCACAGGTGCTGCGAGCCCGCGCGGAAGGTTACGAGCTGGGCACGGTACCCGCCGCGGCGCTGGTCGTGGTCGCCGCAGTCGATGTCCAGGGCGATCGCCTGGAGTGCTACCACTGGGGGTATGGCTTAGGCGAGGAAGCCTGGGTTCTGGACTTCCGCGTTTTCTACGGAGACCCCTCGCACCCGATCGTCTGGGACCAGCTGCTCGAGCACCTCGGCCGGCCCATGGAGCATGAACTCGGCGCGCGCACTGTCGCCCGGTCTGTTGCGATCGACTCGGGCGGTTTGCACACTCAGACCGTATACGCCTTCTGCCGCCACTACGCGCACCGCAATACCGAGTTCGGCGTGCAGCAGATCCTCGCTATCAAGGGCGCGAGCGAGGCCTCCAAGCCCATCATTGGCAAACCAACGGCCCAGGATGTCAGCATTAACGGCCAGCGGATCCCCAATGGGGTCCAACTGTGGCCGGTTGGGTCCAGTTCCTGCAAATCGCGGATCTATTCGCGGCTGTCGATCGAGGCGGCAGGTCCCGGTTTTGTCCATACGAGTACGCAGCTGCCGGAGGAATTCTTCGAGCAGATGGTCGCCGAGCGCCTGCACACCAAGTACGTGCGGGGCTTCCCGGTCCTGGAATGGCACCTCCCAAAGGGTAAGCGCAATGAGGCGCTCGACTGCGCGGTTTACGCGTATGCCGCGGCGTGCCAACTCGGTCTTGAAAGACTCAAAACCTCGGAGTGGGAAAGCCTGCGCCGGCGCATGACGGCCGATCGCAAGGAGGGCGTCCCCGAGGTGCGCGCGCCCGAGACCCCGCCGCCAGTTGCGCATTGGCAGCGCCTTGATCCGAACCGAAACGCATTCGGCCAGCAACGTAGCGGCAATTTCGCAACAAACTGGCGCAAGTAACATGGGATGGGAGCGATGACCGAATTCTGCAACCGCTGGTATGGCATCCCCGTCGATGTCCCGCTGAACCAGGCCTGACATGCCCCGCATCGCGACCGCAATCCCCGGCTCAGGCATCTCGGGACCTCCAGCCACGTTTCGACAAAATGAGACGATCCAGTGGCAGGACGTGCCCTTCACCGACCGGTTCGCGAATAGCTACGACTCGAACACCTATGCCCTGACGTACGTGTTTGCCGGTCCCTCTGCGGGGCCTTTGTCGGTCACCGCGGCCCCGGCCGCCACCGGTGGTGTTGAAGGCCTGCAGGGCGGCGGCTGGGTCACGACGCTCACTGCGACCCAGGCTGCGGCGTTCGTGTCTGGCAATTACTGGTGGCAGGCGGTCCTGACCGGACTGACTGCGGCATTCACGGCCTCCATCTCGGGCGTCAATCTGACTGTTCTGAGCGGACTCACCGGCACGATCGTGCAGAACGCGACCCTTGCCGGCGCGGGCATTTCGGCAGGCGTCACGATCGTTTCAGGCTCCGGCAATAACTGGGTGATCTCCCAGGCGCTGACGGTCTCATCCGAGGCGATGACCACGAACCTCGCCACCCGCATCGTGGCGTTCGAGGGGGAGTCGGCTGTCGAGGCGGATTTAGCCTCCCTTGCTGGCTCCTACGACGGCCGCTCGTACTGGCAGCAGATATTGGATGCGGCAACTCAGGCGCTGCTGCAGTTCCAGGCCTCAGGCGGGCGGCTCAAGGCCTACACCATCGCCGGCCGGTCCATGACCTTCCAGGACGACAAGGAAATCATGGCCATCGAGAATATGGCGCGCGCGCGGGTTGAGGCGGAAAAGCAGGCGGCATCCGGCGGCGATCGTCGCAACATCCGCGTCGGGTTCAACCGACCGTCCTCCGGTATCCCCTCCAGCAACAACATGAATTGGCCCTGGTTCTGACGTGAACCTGATTCCCAAATGGCTGCGGCGGGTATTCGCCAAGCCCCCGCGCGTGCCGCCGTTGGGCCAGCCGCTGATGAATCAGACCGAAAAGCGCATGTACGCCAATGCGGTTCCGAGCAGGTTTAATCAGGGATTCCCGAGCTTCAATACCTCGGAAGATCTGGAACTTACCTCATCCCTGCGCAACCTGCGCGCACGCTCCCGTGCGCTGGTCCGAGACGCCGGCTACGCCCAGTCCGCCAAGCGTGTCGTGGTGAACAACGTCATCGGCACGGGGATGCGGATGAGCAGTACCGTGGGAACAGCCCGCGGATCCCCTCGCTCGGCAGTGAATGATGCGATCGATGAGTCCTGGTGCGAATGGATGGAGGCCCAGAACTGCCACACCGGCGGTGAACTTCATTTCCACGACCTTGAACGCATGGCCATGGGTCAGGTGTTTGAGGCAGGCGAGGTGTTCATACGGCTATGGCCTTCAAAGTTTGGCCAGTCAGATGTGCCGCTCGCGCTCGAAGTCATCGAAGCCGAGCGCATCGTCGATGGGTATGCCACTCCCGCTGCTGTGTCACCCAATTCCGGCGGTGTCCGGATGGGTATCGAAACCGACAAATTCAAAAAGCCCATCGCGTACTGGATTCGTGACCTGCACCCGGGCGATATCCGGCTGAACTTAGAGCAGTCCGATGCGACGACTCGGGTTCTCGCCGAAGACATCATCCATCTGCGGATCATCAACCGCTGGCCGCAGACGCGAGGGGTTCCTTGGCTGCACGCCGCGGCCGAGAAGCTCCAAGATGTGAATGGCTACAGCGAGGCGGAGATCATCGCCGCGCGTGCGTCAGCCTCCTACATGGCGACGATCGAGACCACTGAGTCGGCGAATACGCTGGCCGATCAAGCGCCCGACAATACGTTCCAGACGAATCTCGAGCCCGGCCTGATCATGAAGCTGAACGCGGGGGAGAAGTTCAACGCCTGGGCGCCAAACCGGCCAGGCACGGCTTTCGATCCGTTCATGCGCTACATGCTGCGCGAGATTGCTGCTGCGGTGGGCGTTTCGTACGAGTCCCTCTCGCACGACTACTCGCAAGGGTCGTATTCCAGCATGCGCGTGTCGCTACTGGATGAGCGGGATGTATGGAAGGTGCTGCAGCACTGGTGGATACGGGCGTTCCGAAAGCGTCTGCACGATATCTGGCTGCAACGCGCGGTACTCGCCAAGGCGATACCGGAAATAAATCTGCTCGAGTACGGCCCGAACATGAAGAAGTTCCACGCCGTGCACTTCCGTCCTCGGGGATGGAGTTGGGTGGACCCGACCAAGGAAGTCACCGCCTACGTGCAGGCGGTCAAGTCCGGCTTCCGCACTGTCGAGAGCGTGATTGAGGAGACCGGCAATGGCACGGACTTTGAACTTGCCATGAGTCAGCGCGCTGATGAGCTTGCGGCCATGCGCGAGGCGAAGCTGGTCTTCGATACATCCCCCGAGGTGTACGTACCGGCGGAGTCGCGCGGCCAGGTGCTGCTGGACCCGGATACCGGGGATGTCGTCCCGGCCGCGGAAATTGCAGCCAAAGCAGAGGCGAAATTCGGTCCCAAGGCTGGACCGGTTGCACCGGCAACTGCAGAGGAGCCTGCCTCGAAGACTTCTCCGAAAGAACCTGAAGAGGAAGAGCCCAAACCGGCTCGCCATATCCGTCTGATCGACGGGAGGTAGACCCCAATGAAAGTCGAGATGAGCTACGACGAGGAAACTCGCGTGGCAGAGCTAACTTTTGCCTCAGGAAAGACGCTGCGCCTGTCCAACTGCGACCGCGCGCGTGCAGACAAGTTCCTGGAGCAGTACGCCCCGGAATTCGGCCGCCGCGGCCTGATTCTGGAAACCCCCTCGGTCGAATACACCCGGGGTGGCAACGATGGCTGAGGACAATCGTTCACGAACGATGTCGTTCTCATCCGAGAACGCCGTCGTCCCGCGTTGGTTTGGTGGGGAAATTCTCGACCATTCCCCCAAAGCCATGCGGATGAACCGCATCAATTCCGGCACCGCGCCGCTTCTCGTCAATCACGACACCAACGCCCAGCCGGTGGGTGTCATTGAGAAAGGCAGCGTCAAGGTTGGCAACAAGGTTGGCCGCGCCTCGGTGCGATTCGGCAACACGCAAGCGGCAAACGATGCGCTGCGAAATGTCGATGACAAGATTCTGGTGAACACCTCCGTCGGCTATCGGGTGCACGAGATGCGCTTTGATTCCGAGCAGAACGGGCAGGACGTTTACCGAGTAGTTGATTGGGAGCCTCACGAAGTCAGCCTCGTGGGCGTCCCGGCAGATCCCTCCGTCGGGATGGATCGCGGCATGTCAGAGGCTGAAATCGCGGCGACCGCCGCATCAGGTTCGCAAGTGCGGACCGAACCCCAAACCCCCGCGGCAAAACCGCACAAGGAGACCACTGTGAGTGAAGCAACCAGTGCGGCTGCTGCCGCCTTGACCGAGACCCGCGCCGAGATCCTGCGGCAGGAGATTCCCGCAGCCACCGCGATTCAGTTGGAGGCCATGCGCAAGCGCACGATCGAGACGCTGTGCGATGCCAACAAGATCGATGACGGTATCCGCCACCAGTGGATCACCTCCGGTCAGAGCGTCGATAAGGTCGCCGATGACCTTCTGACGATTCTCAAATCCCGCGGTGAACAGAAGCCGCAAAGCGCCTCGGCGTTGGGCCTGACGGAGACGGAAGCCAAACGCTTCAGCATCTCCAAGGCCATTTTGGCCGTGCGCGACAAGGACTGGAGCAAGGCAGGCTTTGAGGCCGAGTGCTCACGCACCGTGGCCTCGAACATGGGCAAGGCCGTTGACCCCTCCAAGTTCTATGTTCCTCTGGAAGTGCAGCGCCTGGCGAATATCTCGCCTGCGGCATTGGACTATCACGCCCGTTCGGGTATGAACGGTGCGCGTACCAATCCGCTGTCCGGCAGCAACCAGCACCTGACTCGCGCCGACATCGTCGGTACCTCAAGCGCCGGTGGCTACCTGGTGGAGACGGTCAATCTGTCGTTCATCGAGTTGCTGCGTAATCGCACGGTGGCTTTCCGGCTGGGCGCGACGGTCCTGTCGGGCCTGACCGGCAACGTCAATATCCCGAAGCAGACCGGTGCGGCGACCGCGGCATGGCTTGCGACGGAAACGACCTCCATCTCGGAAG